ACTCGATCACTCTTGCGACTAATACCGGAGTCACGCTTCTTGGAGACATCGTCGTTCCCGGTTCCGGCTCTCGGTTGATCACCGTGACAAGGACCGGCTCCGCAACGGTCCAAGCGGTCGCAACGAATCCGCTCGCTGTCCCTGGAGCGTCTAGCGCTGTCGCGACGACGATCTCCGCCAACTCGAATCAAACCTACACAGCCGCTCAAGTTGTCGGAGGTTACATCGTCCGGAGCAACGGGACGACTCGGACGGATACAACTCCGACCGGGACTCAACTCTCCGCAGCGGTCCCGTCTCTCGGAGTCGGCTCCAGCTTTGATCTCATCATCAATTCGACGGGAGCCGGAGACGTCACGCTTGCCGGAGATACGGGAGTCACGATCGTTGGAGGTCCGACCGTTACCGCTGGAGAGGTTGGAGTCGTCCGGTTTGTGAAGACCGGGACAAACACTTTCAAAGCGGTATTCTTGGCATGACAGTTGTCCCGGGCACCATAGATCGAGAGCGAACTCGTTGGCAGTTCCTATTCCCTCAAGGACTCCGGGAGGAGTATCCTCGTCCGAACGGGAAGATTGCGATCACAACGTATACTCCGGCATGGTGCAAGGGAATCGTCTCCCGGTTCCAGTTGTTCCGACAAGCGTCCGAAGCTTATGGGATGCCAGCGCAACCGTTGCCGGTCCAGATTCAACACGTTGGGATTCACGATATCGGGTCGATCGAGGACCGGAGACGAGTCGGTTCGATCTATGATCTCGCTTACGTCCCGAGCGGAGGGACGATCCCTCCCGGAGTCTGGGCTCTTATCGAGTGGACTTCGGAGGGACTGGAGCTCATCAACTCGGGCAAGTTCAACTGTTTGAGTCCGACGAACGCAAGTCACGGGACGTTGTCGACGGGAGCAAAGATTCCCGGAGACTTTCTCGTCGAAGCGTCTCTCGTCGACGTTCCGTTCCTGGAGTCAATCGGGACCGCTTCGGACTTCGTCCCTTTCGACTCTATCGCTTACACTGGGAGCCGACGGATTGAGTCGACTCCTTCTCCTCGTTCGTCCAGTTTGGCTTTTGCCAAGCTCAACCCGGAAGCGCTCATCGTTCGAGGCGCAAAATATAGGAGCGAGACCATGATGGAAGAAGACAAGATCGAGATCGAGCTTCCGGCGGGAGTTATCCCCGAGAAGCTCGTCGAAGCGATCATGACGAGCGAAGCCGCTCGGATGAAGATGCGAGAGATGTGCCGAGAGATGATCGACGAGACCGCAACCGAGGTTGTTCGGAAGAAGGTCCGGGAGATCGTCGAATCGGACCTCGATTCGCTCCTTGAGTCCCGAGGCTACATGAAGCGAGAGATGGCCGTTCCGACCTTACCGGACGTTGTCTCGGACGCGGAAGACCTGGTCTCGCAGGCCCGAGCGATTGAGGAGCAAGTCATCGGAGACGAGGTCAAGGAGCTCGTTCGGTCGAAGAAGCTTCTCTCGGCTCACGTCTCGGACTTCGTCACTCGTCGCAAGACCGGAGCTCCGGTCGACGGTCTTCTCCGGGATTGGTCCAGCGCTTCGACCATGCAAGGCGTCACCGGCTCCAGTCCTCGGGAGTCCGCTTCGACGTCCGCTCGGGTGACTCCGGACGCTATTATGTCGCAGGTTGAGAAAGAGCTCATCGCTCGTGGCAAGGGTTACTCCTATGCCGAACATCTCAAGATTGCGAAGACTCGGATCAACGAAGCCCGACAGAAGGGCGCACTTTTGGAGGTTTGACCTATGGCATCGAGTTCACAAGCCCAGATTCTCCCGGGACAGTACAACAAGCCTTACACCGCCTCCGGCACCATCGGCTTCGGTTGCGCGGTCGGATATCCCGACTCGGACGGGATCGTCGCAGTCACAACGAGCGGACCGTTCCTCGGAGTAGCAGCGAACGCGGTCTCCGATGGCGAGATTTGTTTCGTTGCCGTTGCCGGTCCGGCAAAGTTGAAGATCGGAGCAACCGTCGATTGGTCAACTTCTCCGTATCTCAAGCCGACGACGGACGGAGAGTTCATCGAAGCTCTTGCCGGAGACAATTCGCAGGTTCGAGCTATTGCGGACGCTCGTCAAGGAGACGGAGCCGTCGACGGAGACATCATCGAAGCTTTGGTCGCTGTCGGAGCGCTCTACTAATCGGAGGAGAAGTCATGGCAATTGCAAGTCCAACACTACAGATCGCAGCCCGAGCGGCTTTCACAGAGCCGAGCCTTTACGCTGCCGAGTTCCTCTTTCCTCGGGTTCCGATTCCAGGCGCCGCTATCAAGCCGGGAGAGATGACGTATCGAGGGAAAGCGTTTCGGGTTCGCAAGAATCAGAATCGCCAGTCTCCGGGGACGATCGACCTCCGAGCGGTTGAGTTCCAGGAACCGGCCCGAGTGTTTTCGACGTTGGAAGATTACGACGTCGAAGCTCCGGTCTTCGCTGTCGCAACTCCGATCATGACGGCCCAGCTGGAGACGATGGATCGTTTCGGCATCGCCAACTGGGAGGAGGACGTCGCAAGTCCTTTCCTTGTTTCGACGCTTCTCAACGACCGGGAACGACGAGCCGCCGCTCTCCTTGTCTCTGGTAACTTCGGGCAGACCTTCACAGGGTCGTCCGAGGGTTATTGGTCGGACGACTCGGTCGATCCGATCTCCCAGATCCAAGAAGCCGTGATCACGATTGAGCAGGGTGGCGGCACGCTTGAGGCTGGCCAGATTTATCGGATGATGTTCTCACAAAACGACTTCAACTCGTTTGTGAAGAACGCTCAAGTCCGAGCTCGCTTCGGAGACGCTTCCGCTCCAGCGACTCCAGCGGACGTGATCAATCTCCTCAAGAATACGGTCATGGCCGGTTATCCTGTCGAGCTCCAAAACGCTTTCGAGATCCGGATCGCCAAGGCGACGGCTTCGACTGGGAACGTCGGACAGAATCCGACTCCAGCTTATGTGATCGAGAACAAGAGTTGTCTTGTCCGGTCGCAGCCGACGATCCAAGGGAACTCCGGAGACGGTCTCCGTCGTCGGGCTTGGGGCAAGGGATACAGCATGATGGAGCTCACGATCGATACTTACGAGAAGACCGAGCAACAGGCGATCTACTATCGCGGCCAACATGCGACAGCGGAAAGTGTGTACGACGAGACGCTCGGAGTTCTTTTCGACACGATGACACAGTAACCTGATCAAGAGCTCGGGTCGTTGCCGATCAACGGTCGGACGGTCGTCGGAAGAAGACCGTCGGAGGGTCGTCCTTGCACGATAATGATCGGGCAGGTACTTTGAGAATCAACTCCCTCTCGAAACGGACCGAAGATGGCAACGACCTATGCGTTCGGAGTGACAGCAGCCGATGTGAAGTCGGAGCAACTTAGCTTCTTGCAAGACTTCAACTCGAATCTGATGACAGAGTCGATCAACCGAGCCGCGTCCCAGTTGAACGTCATCCTCCGATCTCTCCGAGTCTCTCCGACGTCGATCACCTCGATCAACGCGGTTGACGACTTCAACTGGTGTCGAAGCGTGGTCATCCTCGGAGCGGCAGGTTATTATTTATGGCTTGCGACTGGGACTTGGACTCAAGGAGGAGATCGAGTCGCTTCGATGCAAGAACAGATACGGATGCTCCGGGAAGCTCCGCAGATGTTGCAAAGCTACAACGAGAACGCTTCGTCGACCGCGACGGCCCGAAGCCGGACGAACTATGATCCCGGAACGTCTAACGACTCGGAGACTCAAGGAGCTCGGAGTCGATTCCTCCAACCTTCGATGACGTCTCGCTGGAGGCAGTAGTGGCAACCTTGAGCGTCGACATCCTCGGAATCGACGGAGTCCGGAGAGCGCTCGGGATTGCGGCTTCCGCTTTCGATTCCGCAGCGATGCAGACGATCAACTCGTCGATCATCCGTCCGACCGCTGGACCCGGGACGAGTCAACCGATCATGCGAGAGGCTTTCACACTGGAAGTCCAATCGAGAGAGGCTTTCCAACAAGAAGGAAAGACCGCTCTCCTCGGAGGCTGGGAGGGTTATTCTCGGGAGCCGGTCTACCTGGAGAAGAAGCTCAAGAAGGGAGGCGGAAACAAGATCGGGATCTGGCAAGGTTCCAAGCGTCCGCTTTTCGAGACGTTCCGGAAGAATCATCCGGAGCATATTGAGAGCGTCGACGCTGCCGGATTCGTTTGGGGCTCTCGTCGATCCTACGCCGGACGATTCCACGAAGGAGGGTTCCAGCCTTTCGACAAGATACGTCATCCGGGACGACCGATTGTCGTCGTCGATAGACAGTTCGGACGAGAGGTCGCTCGGGCCTATCAAAGGTGGCTCGCTTTCAAGCTCCGATCCGAGGGACGGTCAATTGACGGATTGAGGATCAACTTATGACGTTACAGATCCCGAGATGGCTCGGTCCCGAGCACGTCGCACTAGCAGCCGTTCGAGCGTGCGGAGACAATCTGTCGACTTATGCGACGAGCTTTTGGACCTCCGATCCGTTCTTCTCGCTTCCGCTCCCGTCGACTCCGTCCGGCTACTCTCCGAAGGGAGTCCCGAACGACGGAGGATTCTACATGCGAGAGATGCAAGCTCCGGACGCTCCTCGTCCGATTCCGTTCGTTGAGTTTTGGATCGACGGACAACCGACAATCTCGGAGATGACAGACTCGGAAGCGTCGATCTATCTCGTCCGACTCGGAATCCGAGCTCGGGTCTCGTCCGCAGCGTTGACGACGACGGTCGGTCCTCCAGCGACGACGACGAGCACAGCCGCTCAATCGGCAGCCTTGCACGCTCGGGCGATGTCGTTGGCTCGTCTGGCCCAGATCGTCACGTCCGAGTATCTCCAAAGCGCTGGACTTGCTCTTGAGCCGACGTCGGCTCTCGGGATATGTTGGAACAATATCTCGTCTCCTCCGTCTCTCGATATCGGGAGCTCGATCCCGTCGGACGGTTCCGGCTCGATCTCTGCCGACGCCGTCGGATTCCTGGACGTCTATCAACGATTATTCGTCCCGGCAGGAATCTCCGCTCTCCCTCCTCTCCCTTGATTCTCCCTTGAGGTAACAAATGTGCGGACTCAATCCTCGGTCTCGTTTGGTCTTGGCAAAGCTGGAGGGAACTCCGGGATCGGACTCCGGTCCAACGGTCGGAACGGACGACTTGTTCGTTTCGATGGATTCTCCCGGAATCAAGCTCGGAGTGACACAGGTCGGAAACGAGCCAGCGTCTCCGACCGGTTATGAGCTCCCGGCAGCGATTGCGACGATCAAACCGAGCGCAACCTATAGGATTCCGCTTTACGGAAAGGGACTGTCGACTGGGAGTCCAGTCCTCCCGAAGTGGCTGGACGTCCTTCTTGCGTCTTGTGGCCACGTCAACCGCTATGCCGGTTCTCCAGCCGCTTCCGCTGTCGCTTGGACTCCGGATGCAATATATCCTCGGACGACCTCGGTCCTCAACGCTGTCACGGCGAACAACTGTACTTTCACGTTGTATGATTATCTGGCCCGAGACGGAGCGATCACCGGTGGCGCTGGAGGAGGGACGAAGATTCTCCAAGCGATGGTCGGTTGTCGAGTCTCTCAAGTCCGAGTCGTCTTGACCGTCGGACAATGGGCGTTCCTAGAGGTCGATATTCTCGGAGAGTCGGTCCAGCCGATTTCAGTCACAACCGACCTAAGTTCCGCAGACCTGGACAACGTCCGGACCGACTTCGTCCGATCGAACTCCGCTCAAAGCTCGTTGAACTATGGAGGAGCGATCTCTCTCCAATGCCAGTCGACGACTTGGACAATCGACTTCGGAGCGAATCAAGAAGAAGGAGACACAACCTCCGCAGGCGTTGCAACGGTCGGAGTCCGACAAGCGCTCGTCACGGGATCAACGAATCCGATTCAAGCGACTGCCGACATCGCCGCTTTCTCGGATGCCCAGTTCGGGCAAGAGCGGGGCGCTTATGCGATGGCCGGATCGATGACTCCAGCGGATCAACTCGTTGATACCGGTTACACGATCCGGGTCGGAGCTCCAGCGGTCCAGATCGTTTATGATTATGACACAAGCGGATCTGTCGTCCGATTGCCGAGCACGCTCAAAGCGGTCTCCGCAGACAGTACGACTCCTCCAATTTCGATCACTTTGAGCTAATGAGAGACGGACGATGCGATTCCCTCCCTTGCGTTATACCTTGCCGAGCTTCCCGGACGTCTCGATCCTCTATCGGATCACGATGTTGGATCGTCCCGAGCTCCTCCGTTTCGCTTCGACGCTCTCCAAGTCCGGAGAGGACGTCGAAGCGGTTATCGAGAGCGAACGGAAGCTCGTTGAGCTCGTCGCGACTCTCCTCGTCGCTGTCGACTTCGACGGAGTCTCGGAGACGATGTCGGAACTCCAGGAAGACCGAGTCGATTGGGTCTCACAAAATTTCCATCCGAAAGCGGTCCAAGAGATATTCGCCGCGATTCTCTCGGGTCGATTCGACGAGGCTTTCCAAAAAAAGTGACAGCCGCAGCCCGACTTGAGGTCTCGGGAATCCTCTCGCATCCGAGATACGATTGTCCGGTCTGCATAATGAGCGGAAACAACGTCGGTCGGAACTGTACCGGAGGACCGTTGATCTACCATGACGCCGGAGTGAGCATCGATCACGGGAATCCTCCGAGACCCGTTCGGAGTCCGGTCCGTCCAGCCTATCCCGACGGATGGGCAGACGTCGCAAAAGAAGCGTCCGAGCTCGGGATCAAGAACTTCGACGAAGCGTTCTCGGGTCCGGACTATTTCGAGCCGCTTCCGAACTGTCTCCGGTTATATATAGCGGACCGAGCGGTCGTCGATTGGCTCCGGTTATACGCGTCGATCTCTGCCGGACTCCGGACTCCTCCAAGCGAAGCTCCTCCGTTCTATGATCGGATCATGCTAGGAGTTCACTCGGTCGTTACCGCTCAACGAGGACAGAAACATGGCTGATGCGACATCAACCTTCGTCGTCCGAGGACAAGCGGACGTCGACGACGCGGTCCGAGGACTCAACAAGGTTGGAGAGTCCGCGAAGGACGCAGGAAACAAAGCGGAGACCTTTGGAGACAAGGTCCGGACAGCAGCAACGGGACTCGTCACTGGAGAAGCCGCGATGGCGGCTTTTGCGAAAGCTACGGAGTTCGCAACCGAAGCCGTCCGAGCGGCGATCGCAGCCGACGAAGGGTTGACGACAGCAGCGGGACAAGTCACGGGAGCGATTGACGGACTCAAGGTCCAACTCGGGAACATCGTCATCGGAGGAGAGAACGGAGCGACAGCGATGTTCAATCTTGCCGATATTCTTCTCGATCTCTCGGACGCTCTCGGAGGAGCCGGAGAGGAGGGAGGGATCGCTCTGATAGCGGTCAACGCTCTCAAGGACGGCTTGATCGGGTTGACCTATGTCGTCGACGCTGGAGCTCTCGCTTGGGCGGCTCTCAAGACCGGAGTCGACGTCATCATCGGTTCGCTCGTCGCTGCCGGTCAAGGAGTGATCGGGATCTCAAACGCTCTAGCGGACCTTGCGCAGATATTCGTTGGAGGAGCGATTGAGGCTTTCGCCGGTCTCCTGGAGGGAACGGTCAACCTTGCGGAATCGCTCGGAGCCGGAGGTCTACTCCCGGAGGGAGCTCGGGCTTCCGTCCAGTCGATCCGAGAACTCGGACAGTCTATCGGAGAAGGGATGGATCCGATGGAACGACTCCGAGTCGCCGGAGGAGAGATCGCCGGAACCTTCGACCTCGTCCGAGACAACGCAACGGAAACAGTCGACGGATTGCGGACCTTCTTCGGAACCACGTCCGACTTGAGAGACGGTCTCCGAGACTCTCGGACGGAGATCGACCTCGGGACGACTTCGACTCGGACTTACACTGGAGCGGTCCGGGAAGCTCAACAAGCGGTTGAGGAGTGGGCGTTCACAGAATTAGAAGCCGCCGAGATTTTCGGGATGCAACGTCCCGAGATCGCTCAACCGAGAGCTCCGTCCCTTTCGAGACCGGAGGGAGATCAACTCGATTCCGAAGGTCTCCGAGAGTATATCGGAGGGATTGAAACGGCCTCCGAAGCGATGGAGGGTTTGTTTCAGACGAAGACGAAGCTCACAGCCGCCGCGCAATCGGGAGAGGACGGAGGAGGCTTCTTCGACGTCGAAAAGCTGTCGAAGGATTTTGACGTTATGGAAGAAGCGACGACCGCTTTCGAGGGTACCGCTTCCGGACTCGGGTCGTCGCTGTCGTCCAGCTTCGGAGCGGCTTTGTCTTCGACGGAAGACTTCGGAAAAGCTTTCAAACAAGCGCTCGGTCAATCGCTCGTCTCTCAAGGTATCTCGGAGATGTTGACCGGCGTATCGAACATGATCCCGTTTGGACCTCAATTCAATCCGGTGGCTGGAACGGCTCGTCTCGCTGCCGGTGGCGCGATGTTGGCAGCCGGTAAGCTTATGGGAGGGAAAGGTTCCGCTCCTCCAGGAGGCGGAGGAGGTGGCGGAGGAGGAGGACGGTCCGCTGGAGAGTCATCCGGATTGAGCCCGATGTCCCAGTCTCAAACTCCGAGACCGTTGTCCCTCGTAGACTACACCGGCGTCACCATCGTGACGAACGACACAGATTCGATGCGGACGCTTATCGACAGACAGACACAGACAGCCGCAACCGGCGGGATGGCGAGGGTATAACATGGCGAGTCGTCCTTTCTTTAGTGCCGAGTTCGGTTTGTCGACGCAGACAGCAACCTTTACCGTAACGCGGAACGCAGGAATCCCGATCAACGTGATAATGAGCATCCCTCCGGACCGGTATTTCCTCGGAGGTTCGAGCGTCAGTCGGAGCCTCGAAACGGTCTTGACGTCGACTCTCAATCCGATCTCTGGACTTGGAACGTTCTCGTTCTCGGTCCAGTCGATATCCGACAACCTCGGAGTTTCGTCTCAATTGCTATACAACGACGCCGGAGTTTCCGGATCGTTGTCGTCGCTAACGTTCACAAGTCTCAACTCGGTTGCAACGGACTTCTTTTGGGCGCTCGGATTCCGGAACCTGTCGTCGATGACGTTCACAGTCGATCCGTTCCTTGATATTGCGACATTCAACACAACCGGAGTTCCTCGTTATACTTGGTTCCCGAAGTCGTTTGTTGTGAATCAAGACGATTATTCGACAGTGTCTCAACAAGCTCGGTCCTCTCGTTTGACCGGCTCCGGGACGATCGTCTCCTCGGTCCGACAAGACGACGGGGTCGTTCGCTGGTGGCGTTCCTGGAGGATGACACAAGTAGCAGCCGCTCGGGCCAGCTATCCGAAAGCGGTCTCAACCTACACTCCGGAATGGGCGACGATCGCCGGATTGACGACGAATCCCGGAGACTCCGCTCTGGACAAGGAGGACGGCTGGTGGCAGCGGACGTGCGCCGGTCAATACCGTTTCGCAGCTATCGAGGACGAGTCGGACGCTAATACGCCGAACTGGGACGTTTATCGCATCATCGATGACGAGGACGCTCCCGTCGGGATGTCCGGTTGGAGGAGTCTCCGAGCTCCGAACGTCTCCGTCTATTCGACCGCCGGAGCGACGAGGACGGTTGAGTTTTGCGCGGTCGCTTCTCGGGTTGGAGTCTTATGATGAGAGGTTCTTGGCTTTGGCTAATCGAGATCGAAGGTCTCGGACGGGACAACCTCTCGGCAAATAATCAACGGGCAGCGATGCCGATGGCGATGACGTCCGTCCCGTTTCCCGGAGATTCCGCGTTCGCTTCCGGAGTCTCCTCGTCCCGAGTGTGTGACGACTGGCAACCGGTTCTCCAACCCGGGTCCGTCAAGCTGTCTTCGATGAGCTTCTCTCCGTTTGCCGGTAAACCTGGAGCCCAGACGATAACCTTCGACCTTGCTCTCCCGGACGAGCTCCCGGAGATTGCTCGGTTCTTTCTGTCTCAACCTCTCCCAGTCGCAACGATAACCGCTCCTATTGCTCCGACAGATAACACGATCACGATGACAGACACGTCGTCGATCTCCGCTGGAGACGTCATCTTCGTTGGAGCGGAAGCGTTCCGAGTCCTGACAGTCGACTCGGGAACACAAGTCACGATCAACGCTTCCGTCCCTGGAGGAGCGTCGTCGTCCGGTCCGACTCTGATTTGGCCGGAAGCGACGAGCGTCAACGTCGGGACGAGAGGAGCGGTCGGAGCGGTCGGAGTCATCGGAGCGATTGGAACTCGAATCGCTCAACATGACATCCCGACGACCGATCAACCTCCTCCCTGGCCAGACGTCCGAGTCTTCGACGCTAACCCGAGAGTCAAGGGACGACGAGTCTATCTCCGACGGGTTTCGTGGGGTCTGAACGATATCGGAGTCATCGGATATCGAGAGCAGCTTTTCGGACAATTCTTGATCAACGACGTGACAGTCAACTCCGACGGGACGACGATCACGGTCAAGGGAACGTCCCTTGTCTCGGGATACGGAGATCAACAACTGGGAGCCCGAGGAGTCTCGGACCGTCTCCGGATGATCCAAACGTCAACCGGAGCGTCAATCGCTCAAATTGACGTCGACACCGCTCCGGATGCGGAGTCTCGTCGAATCTGGAAAGACACAACCGTCGTCTATTCTTCCGGATCGGAAGCCGGTCTTTTGGTCGGTTCGCAGTTCCTCGGGACAGCGGTCCTCAACGGGATCACACTATTCCAAGCGGTCCGGACAAGTCGGACGCTGGGACTAAAGTTGTTTACTGCCTCCGTCTTGGAAGAAGAAGCGGACGATCAAGCGGCGGAGGATATCCGTTTCATCGCTCGGGAGACTGGGACGAAGGTCAAGGAGGTTTTGATCTCGGACCCGTTGACGATCAATCGGGACACAACCGGATTCGAGTCAACCTATCCTCCCGATCCAACCGCTCATCCTTATTACTCGTTAGACAAGCCGGGAGGAGCCGGAATCCTCTCGCATCCGTTCCATCTGATGTTGGCTCATCTCGGACAACTGGAGAGCAATCTTCCGCAACACTGGCAGATTCGACTTGATCGGAACGCTGTCGCGACAGCATCAATCCTTGAGCTTGCGGAACGATTCGCGATCTCCGAGTGGCCGGGAGTGTGTGTCACCGGCCCCGTCAAGAAGGCTCTCGAATGGCTCTCCGAGACCTTTCTCCGTCCTCTCGCTTGCGGCTGGGTCGTCGACGAATACGGTCGTCTATCCGTCGCATCGATCACGATTCCGAGGCTCTCTCCTTGGTCAACTCCGGAGACGTTCGCTGGATTGACGACGGTCCGGTCAATCGGAGTCTCGGTCCTCCAGCCGGGACGACAAGTTCAACGAATCTTGGAGGCGGAGGCCGGAGTCACACAAACGATCTCCGGACAAGGTCTCGGAAAAGAGCCGAGATTGACCATTCAGTCCGCGGACGCTTATCGAGTAGCAGACGGAGACCCGGAGGGAGCGACGTTTGAGCTCAATGCTATGGGAGCCTTGAGTCCCGACGACGAGACCGACTCAATCCAACTCCTCGATATCACTTCGATCATGTTTCTTCGGTCGATAACATCAACCGTCGGGACGTATCTCCGGAGCGGAGCGATCCAATACACTCTCCGGATTCCGAGCTCGTATGTTGAAGAAGACGAAGTGTTCGCTCCGAACGGAATCGTCCTCGGACCGGCGATGCCCTCTCGATATGCGCTTCCGGGTTCGACTGTCGCTCTCGATTCTTTGGTTCCAGGTCTCCGGAAGCTTGCCGGGATTCGATCGTGTGTCGTCTTGGAACAATCGTGGCAAGACGATTGTACGACTCAACAAGTCCGAATCCTCGATCTTGGACAGATCATCCGAATCGCTGCCGCTGGACGAGTCGTCTCCGCTTCGGTCGTCTCCGGTCAACTGGAGATCGTCTTGGAGCCGGACTTTGAGGTCGTCCCTCTCCCTTATGACGTGCCACCGTTCGTCAACATTACGGAAGACGGAGAGACGCTCTCCGCTTTCGCTTCGACGACGTCGGACGTTGAGTCGGTCCGGTTCTTCGATTCGACGCTTGCCGAGAGGAACTCTGGACCCGGAAACGAGGAACAAGTCATCTCCTATGACACTTCGACGAACACTCTCACAACGACGAATCTCGGAAGCTATCTCCCAGTCGCCGGAGACTTTGTTCTCCTTGCTAATCAAGGAGAGACGGACGTCGACGATATCTTTGCGTATATGGGACGAGACATGTTCAATCTTTGAGGTTCTTCGATGACGACTCCGACTTTCCTCGCAACCGACGAGACCGCTTTCGATGACGACCGAGCGTTGACAGCCGAACACGGTCGAAGACTGATCCGAAACGCTCTCGCAATCTGGAACGAGAGATGCGGATTCGTCGGACACTCGGAGTTGTTAGTCGCTCCGGACGGCTCTCCGATCTCCTCCCGAGTGGTCATCACGGCGGGTTGGGCTTACGTCGGACCGATTCAATATTATTGTCCCGGCCCGATTGGAAACTCAAACGGACAACGACCGATCCCGACGGTCCGATTGCGTCTCGGAGGACGAGCGACAGGTTCCGCCACCTCCTATGTTTACGCGTTGAATCAAGACCTCAACATCGTCTCCGAAAGTGAGATGGATGCGAACGTCGTCTCTACCGGTCCGGCATGGTCCTCGATCACAGCTTCCGAATGGGGCGCGGACTTGACGGTCTCCGTCAAACCGGGATGGAATCGACTTTGGATCGGTTTCAAGTGCGGACTGTACGGAGAGCCGGTCAACTTGAACGAGTTCATCTCCGGGTTTGATCGTCCTCCTTATCTCGCAACTCTTGTTGCCAACACAGGTCGTTTTGGCTCGAATCATCCGGCAGTGTTAGCAGCGAACGTGGTCAACGCTTCGGTCCCTCCTTATGCGCTCCAACTCTCGGTCAATACAGCTGGACGATCCGCAGGGTTCGTCAAGACATACACTTGTCCGCTTCGACTGGAGAATCCCGGAAAAGATCCGATCATCTTGGACGGGATGCACTTTATCTGGGAGGGACTCAAGTCCGACTTGTTGCAAATTGGTCCGATCCTCGCGACAAATATCGACACTCCATATTTCGGGACCGAGCCATCGTTGCCGATCACGGCTTTCCGACGATCTCTGGACGTGATCAACCTGGACTCGTTGACTGTCGACGCTTCTCAAGTCTGGGAGACGGAAGACCTCGGACAAGGCGCCGGTCTTCGATGGTTTCAACTCCCGAGCGCGATTCAGTATCGGACAGCAGCGAACTGGACCGAGTCGACTCGGAGAGCGGTTTGTCCGATGGTCTCGATCATGAATGAAGTCACTCAACCGACGATTCTCTCTCCGTATCCGCTAGCTGGGAGTCCTAAGCCGTACACTTGGGCTCTCTCGTTCACAGCAACGGGACGACAGAGAGAAGTCCTCGTCTCGCTGGACTCGCTCCCTCCGTTCGCCGTCCCGGATACGGAAGTCACGTTTGAGGCTTGTTTCTCGTTGGCTGCCATTTCTGCGCTTGCAACATCAACGACAGAGAGCCTCTCGATATCAATACAAGTGTTCGATGATGTTACCGGTCTGCCAATCGTGACAAACACTGTCACTCAACCGATCGCTGTCATGAATTATGGGAGAGGAGGACTTGACGGAAACTCAATTCTGACTCGGACGATCTCTTGGGCTGTATCCTATCAACGAGACCCGAATCGGTTTTGTGATTATGGGCAGGAGGGTTTGACTCTCCGAGGAGACTGGAGGAACTGGCAAGACTTCCGGTTGAGCGTGACAGTCCCTCGATCCTCTCTCCCGACGAATCCGGTCGTCGTCATTGTCGCTCCGACGATTGTTGTCCCGTTGGCTCAGACGTTCCAATATGCGATCGCTTTTGCGGATTTAGCGGTCCGCATCTCCGGAGGATGAATGGCCATCAACTTATATTCCGGAACCTGGAGTCCGTCGGAGCTCCAACAAAACGTCGCTCTCAATTCGTATCAACCTGGGAACTCCGCTCTCCAGCGGATCGCGAATCAACAGAATCAATCTTGGATTGATGCGAAGAACTATCTCTTTGCGTTTCCTCGGACGGAGAGACTCGGGAGCGCTCCAGCGGTAACACTCAACGGAGGGTTGATCCGGACGATCTTCGGCTTCCGAGCTCACAATCCGGTTGGACTGGAGTCTCTCCGACTGATCGTCCGAGGGTTTTACACTGGAGGAACTGGAGCGAACGTCCGAATCCGAGACAACGGGACGACCATCGCGACGATCAATCTCGCGGCGGCAGTGTCGACACAAACGATCCTCGGTCTCGTCCTCGGTCTCGGAGATCGAACGTATACAATCGAGGTCCAGACTCAATCCGGATCGGTTGCGACGATGTCCGGTCTTTGGGTCTCTTGGGGCGACTTTACTCCCTGATCGCCCCGTGTTAGTTGTGTCAAAATGACACACTCTCCGAGGAGACAAGATGAGTGCCAAAGTCCCGGGTTTCTCCGACTATTCGACCGATCCTTTTGAGATCGCCGTTTCTACAACTCCGGCGTTCTTCGGAAGTTTGACCGGAAATTGGACTCTCGAATCCGGTTCAACTGCGATCCTCCTCGTCCAGATGCCAGCCGACGGAGAGTCGGTCGCTTTATGCACGTCGACGTTCTCCGGAGTCGTCTCGGACTTCCCAGACTCTCCGCTTCATAAAGCTCGGCAGGATTCGACGACAAACGTCGCTTACAGCATGGCAACGCTTCCGGTCCGTCGGACGGATATCCTTGGAGGGAACCTCGGGCTTGTTGCGTCCGGCTCCTTCAACGCGGTTTGCCGGTTCCTCCCGATAACCGAGCCGGGAGATTGACCATGATCGCCAAGTGGCTCGGACTTATCGAAGCCGGTCGGTTATCCTCCGGAGGAGGATCGCCCCTCGGAGATGCGACAGTTTGGAACTCGATCACAAACTGGACCGACTTCGGGACCATTCCTGGACCGCTCCGGGTTGGCGATCTTGTATTGGTTACGGACCTCCTACCGGGATTCGGGATCGCACAATATAACGGATCCGACTGGGAGTTGTCACAAGCTGTCTTTCCGACGAAAGCCGACCTCGAAGCGTTCCCGGAGCTCGTCGTTTCGGGAGCGATTGCGATCGTCGGGACCGGAGTTGAGACAGATCCGATATACTACTCCGACGGGACGACGTGGTTCCGGACTCCGGACGGAACGCGTTATATCTATCCGAACGAGCTCGATTGGGCATCACTCCCGACACAAGACACGATCCTCAACAACGATGAGGTCGGAGTCGATGATCTCGGGACTCCTCACAGTTCCGGGACGGCGCAGCGCCACGGCAACGAGTGGCGGCTGATCGAGGGCAAGTTTCAGAGCGTTGCGGACATGGTCGCTTTCGACGTGGCGAACCCGGTACACACCGACGCCATCGGGCTCGTGAAGTCCGGCGGTGGGCATGATGAGGAGGCCATCGCGTACAGCTATCAGGGCGGCAATTGGTTGCGTTTCGGAACGACCACGACGGCGGGCTATGCGTGGACGCTTTCGAGCATCCGCGACTTCTCGGCCATTGGCTTGCAAGATGGCGACTTCGGGGTGTTTACGCCTTCGGGCGCACAGCCCATTCTGCTACGATACAAGGCAGCTTGCACCACTGCGTATGGTAGCCCCGTGCAGGCGTGGATGACTCCGATTGCCTACGCAGGCACGCCCGTCATGCAGGCATGGACGGACGGAACGGAATCAAACGTCACGCTTGCTGCGCAAGGCTGGACGGTGGTCAACGATGCGGGGTGCACCGTTACGGCAACGGGCGGCTTCCAAAGGTTTGCAACTTCCGCGCTTGCGGCGTCTGCTAGGCTTCGGTGTCTGGTTGGCTCTGTCACATCAACGACGCGATTCGAGTGTCTGTTTCAGGCCCGGGCATCAACCGGGGCGTCTGACACGACCGCCCAACCGGTTGTTCTTGGAGACGGAACAAGAGGGACCGTGTTCGGTCAAGTCGGGTCGGCGGGGCTCGGGTTCAAAGACTTTGTATTTGGAGGGCCGCAGCAAACCCCCCTAAGAAACGCAGTCGCTCAAAGCCTTCCCTCTCTGGCATCGGACCCCTTTACATGTCTTGTCAGAGACGAGGGGCGAACGGTGTTTAATTCCGCGAGCGTGGACGGGCTGCACTTTGCGGATTATCTGCGCAATTTACAAAGTACCGCGTTCAACGGCTTTCAGGTATCCGCACAGGGTAAGGTCGGCACAGCCGCCACTCTTGACTACCGTGGCCAGATCATCACCTACTGAGGCGACTGATGACCATTCTTTTCGTGTACCGTTACACATGGGCAGGCGAGGCCCGGGCCTATTATGTGACGCACACAGACGGCGTCACGGTCGTTCGGAAGTTTGACGCCGACACGGGCGAAGTGGGCGCGGTCGTTTCATCGGTGCCTGCGGATCGCATGGCCGAGATTGAAGCGCACATCGCAGCGTCGTCGGTGGTTATCCCATGACCCCCCGCATCCCCATTCCCGTATACGACGGCGGACCCGACACCGGCACCCGCAACGACCGAGCCGACTATCTCCAGCCGATGTCCGAGCGCTGGCCCGGAGGAGACCTCCGTTCGCTCGTCGATTGGCTCCAGGTCGAAAGCTCTCTCCGTTGGCTACCTCGGAAACGAGCGGACGGGACGCTCGCGACTTATTGCGATCACTATGCCGCCGACCTGATCGAGCAAGCGTGCGGACAACAACTGATCTCCGCTTGGATTTGGTGGACAGACGACGCAATCCGTCGACTCCGAGCCGGAGAGATCGTCCCGGTTGTCTACGGGCAGACTGTCGTTGAGCATGGTGCGCTCGGGTTATACCGTTGGATGCAACTTTGGGGCGATCAATTCGGATGGAGACGCTCCGGAGACGACTCCTCCTTGAGGACCGAGGTCTCGTCTCGATATACGATCGGACTCATCTTGACTCCCTCTCACGTCTCGGTTGTCGTTCCGGACTCGCTGGAGGTCTCTCCAGGTACGTTGACTCCGACGAGTCCTCCGCTCCAGTCACAAGCCGGAAGTCGGAACGTCCGACTCTGGAGGCAGTCGGATTGGTACAAGACGAGGACCGGAGTCGTCCGAGTTTGGCTCGATCCGTCGAAGCTCGTCAACGTCACACGTCCGGAGAAGTGAGATGTCCGAAGACCGTCCCGAAGACACAAAGAAGCTCTCCTCGTCCGACAAGCGAGAGCGTCGACGAGAGCGACGGAGACAGATCGCAGAATCGATCAAGGACGTTGGAGCGTTCGTCGTCGCTCTTATCGGAGCGGCTCACTACGTCCGAGAGATGACACGAAACCCGAAGGATTGACCATGATTCGGACAAATATCGAAACGAGGATCGACAACCGAACGAAAGCCGAGACGCTTCAAGTCGTCATCGTCACAGACCGAACGAGCTTCCCAGTTCCTCCCGTGACTCTCGTCGTCCCGGTCGTCGTCGGGATCGTGACGTTCCTTCTCGCTCTCTTGTGAGGTTTATGCCGCCCGAACTTTCCGAACTATTGACTCCAATGGGAGGAGGCGGAGTCGCTGGAGCGGTCGCATATGCGATCGTCAGACTCGTTGAGATCAAAGCTGGACTCCCGAAGCTCAACGCAGACTTGGAGGCTCTCCGGACGTTGCATCTCTCTTGCGAAGCGAACGTCCGTCAACTCCAAGCTCAAGTCGATCGGCTCATCTCCCAGCTTGGGCAATCTTGAGCTAATCGAGACCGACGGACGAATCCGAGACGAGCAAGGATTCGACTCGCTTGTTCCGGAGAGACAAGACCTCGGACAGATATCGAGCAACCTCGGACCGGACAGAATCCCGAGATCGACGGGACTCCGATTCGGTCCGCTATCTCGTCCGCTATCTCGTAAGGAACTCCAGCGATCTCGGAGAGAGCGAAGACGGTCGTCGGGATAGACGACCGAGAGACCGTCGACGAGCTCGGGATCGGTTCCAGGACTGGACGAGACGGAGACGGAGTCCAGAAAGAGAGATCGTATCCGACTTGCCGGAGGACGGATATCCGACGATATACCGTCGACAAGTCGGTCTGCCAAGACGCAGCGAGCAAGCCGACAGCGTTAGGCCAACCGACGACCGCTCTCATCTCTCGGAGCCATTCCTCCCGTCGTCTCCTTGCGTGCTCGGGAGTCTCTGGAGGTTGAATCGGGAGGAGCTCGGTCCGGACTGGGAGGAGTTCCGGAGTCGTCTTCGCTTTCGCTTTCGCTTTCACTTTCTCCAAAGCTTTCGCTCTAGCTATCTCCGAGGCTTTCCGAGCGGACTCCAGTCGTCTTTCTGACGTATCTCGTCGACTCGCTTCGACATCGTATCGTGTGAGATCGTATCCTGCCGCTCGGAGTCGCTTGAGCATCTGGTGAACGCTGGACCCTTGTCGGAAGCCGAAAGCTTGTCGGATCGTATCGTAAAGCGTTCCCGGGACGACCGTCGGGAGGAGCTCGATCAACCTCCGATAATCGTCGTCGTTGTTGCGTGGTGCCATAAGTTCTCCGACGGTTAGAGGATCGAGGATTGACCATGCGGAGGAGCTTCGACCGCTCGAATCCGAGCCGCTAGTTCTTTCCTCCAGACTGGGATCTCATAACTCGGATGCCGATTCTTTCGTTCCAGACAATCGACAGCGGAGGTGAAACAATAACAGTCTTGAGTGATCGTCGGAGCTCCGCTCGGGATATAAGGAGCATCCCAGGTCTCCGAGTCGTTCGGATATCGGTTCCAATCGAGAGTCCAGGTTGACTCTTGAAACCGATAGAGAACGGTCGTCCAGAAACTCAAACCGTCGGGACGGATGACGATCTCTCGGACCTCGAATCCAATCGAGAGAAGAAACGTGTGCAACGCTGGGAGCTTCGGGTTGATCATCATGCGGACAACCTCCCGGAGAGGATATCTTCGACGGTCAACAAAGCGTTGATCAACTCGGAGAACGAGGTCTCCGGGTCTCTCATCGTCGTTTCGATGACGTCCAGCGCTTTCCGGATTCGTCGTTGATCCTCGGTCGGATTCGAGGGACTGGAGGCTTCTTTGATCAAGCTGGCGAGTTCTTTCCATCCGTCGACAGCGTTGTGAGAGAGGACTTTCGGGTCGTTGAGAGGATTCATCGGTTGTTCCTTGAGGGTTAGGGTTGTGAGTTGAGGTGTCGTTCCGCTCTTGCGACAGCGGTCCGATAGCGTCGACAGCGTTCTCCGGTCGCTCCAGCGTACCGGCAAAGACCGAGACCGTCTTCGTTCCGACGTTGCTCGATCAACGTGAGATGACGAGCAGCGACTCTAGCAGCGAGATAGACGTCCATCAGTTCCTCGCAGACGACTCCCTCTCCTCCCGGTTGTCGACAGGTCAATCGACCGTCCGGAGTCCAACAATCGTCTCCGAACATCTGGGACCATCTCGGAGCTTGTTGCCATGCTCCACAATGTCCTCCCGAGTTGACCGCTCGGAACTTGTATCGAGATTCAACGAAAGCGACAGCACAGAGACGTTGAGCGCTTACCTCCGGAGTCTGGGACTCGATACAAGCTTGAGCGAAGACGAAAGCGTCCGGAGTCGGATCGTGTCCCGTCGTCGTCAATAACGAGACGATCCGGGTTGTGAGAAGAAGGACCGAGAAGAAATTGAGCATGGTCGTCGTCCGTCCAGGGTTGAGGACTATTCAGAAAGCGAGACGGATCGTCTTGCAAACTTCCGTGAACTCGGAATCCGAGAGGAGGTTGATCCCTTTCAAGAGTTCCAGACTGATCCAATGATCGGGAGCGGTCGCTCCGGAGGGATTCGAGACTTGTCCGGAGTAGGTTGTCCCGTTGAGCGTAAAGTCGACAGTCGCTCCAGTTCTTGTCTTGCGTCTGATCTTGATCTTGTGAGTCATCGTCCGTCTCTCGTCTCTTGATCGGACCCGTTGTCCGACCTTGTGACTCTGTTTGTAACCGTCTCCGTTTCAACGGTCAACTATTTCGAGACGCTTTTCTTCGGTCCGATGTCGCTTTCTGGACCGGTCAACGGAGGGTTGACCATAACGTGATCACCGTCGCTCCAGTCGGAGGGAAGCCGACCGTCTCGGGAGCGATGGTATAGACTCCGGATTCGACGAGCTCTCCGAAGTTCCAGGTCTCCGGAACGAGGACGAGGTCCGGACCTCTCATCGTCGGAGCGGAGTCTCCGGACAGCCACCCGTGATAGACGAGACAATCCGCAACCGCTTTCTGATAGTTGTCCCAGTCTCCGATATTGCCGGGCATCAATCCCTTTCGAGGTCCAGACTTGCAAGGACCGACGAAGACAGCAGTCCCGAGACGGACGATCCCGTCAAACGGTTTGACCGGTCGAAACGGGACGGACTGGAGGAACGAAGCGATCCGCTTTTGGTCGGCATGATAGGCTTTCGCTTGAGGAGAGAAGTCTCTCCGGTTCGTCCGTTTCGCTGGAACGATCCTCCAGGGAATGACGACTCGGAGGAGCGCATCTTCTCGGCTTCGACTCAACTCCAGTCGGAGATCATAAGTCTTCGTCATCGTTGAACTCCGTCCAGTGTTTCGGGGTCGGTTCGGCTCTCGGTCGTTCCGGCTCAATCGACGACTTCTTCCGACGAGTCCTCGGGACTTCGACCGTCTCCGAGTCGGTCCCTCCGAGAGCGGCTTGGAACGCTTGAATCGTCGCAGCGTCCGGAGGCTCGAATCGAGCGGACTCAACAACAAACTTGAATCCGACCGAACCTTCGACAGCGAAGTCCGACCGAGCTTTCAAGGCATAGACGTTGGAGACGCCGAATCCGCTGGAGACGACTCCGGTCCGGTCCGCTTTTCGAGGTCTCCAGACCGAGAGGATATTGTCGGCCATCTGTTTCAGGCCCGAGCTCCCTTTGAGGTCGCTCATTTGTATAATCCGATTATCTTTGTGTTTCTCGTCGGAGGCGTGGTGCTGTCTCGGATGAGCGACAACGACAACGTGAGTCTTCGTGTCGACAGCGACTTCCGCCAACATCTTCATCATCCCGTCTAGCTCGGACCTCTCGTTCGGTCCCTCCTCAATCATAAAGTGAAGATGATCGATAAGCATAAACCGGACGCCGAGTCTCCGGATTGCGTAAAGGAGTGTGTTCCTCATCGGCTCTAGTCGGATCGTTCCGTAACGGTTGAGGAGCCAGATCGGGAGTCCCTGGAGTTGATCGAGAGTGATATCGAGAGCGTCCTCGGTCAACTTGTCCGGAGCGGACTGGGACCACTGTCGGACCCACTTGTCTAGCTGCCGACTCGATCCCATCTCGAAAGGACAGACGAGGGACCGGACTCCTTGTGTCGCCATCTGGAGTGCCCATTGGCTAGCGAACGTCGACTTCCCGGAGCTTGTGTCTCCGGTTACAAGAGTAATCTCTCCGTCTCGGACTCCTCCGAGGACCGAATCGAGGTCGGTCCAGCCGGTCGATATTCCTCTCGGGTTTGTGTTCCGGAGGTCGGACTTGTATCGCTCCCGGAGCGACTCGATCCGAACGACCGCGTCTCCTCCGGAAGCTTTGGATTGATCGATGCAAGCTCGGACGTCGAAACGCTCTCCGAGACCCTGGAGCGCTTCGTTGGCGTCCTTGTGTCCGGTCGGCCAGTTCCCGATCCGGACCCTATGTTGTCCGAGCTTCTCGGAGAGCGCTGTCGCTCCCTTTCGACCGGCGTCGTCGTTGTCATATATGATCACGATGTCGTCGCAGGATTCGAGACGAACGTTCCAACTGTCGCTCCATCCGGTCTCTCCGGTCGTCGTTGAGATGACGTTCGGGAATCCGGCGACAACGACCGAGAGAGCGTCCAGTTCTCCTCCGACGACGAGGAGCGTCGTTGTTGTGTCGATCCCGTTCGGAGCGAACAAAGCGGACTCTCCTCCAGCGATTCGACGAAAGGTCTTCTCCGCTGGAGGAATCGACCGGAGTTTGACGCAAGAGACCGAGTTCGGGTCCGGTCGTCCGTCCTTCGACCATGCGGAGAACGTCGGGATGACGAGCCAACCCGGACCGATCTCCGGTTCCGGTTCCGGTTCGATTCCTGGAATCCTCCGTCTTGGACGAGCTTCGGTCGCGATCGTCCCGTCGGGACTGGACGACCATCCGAGACGATATCGCTCCGCAATCGAGAGCGGAATCTTCCGGGTTTCGAGATATCGTCTCGCAGTCCCGGCAAGTGTTGAATTGACGAGAGCGGTCGTCCAGCGCTCAACGTCGGTCGATTGAGTCGTCGACTTGAGCTCCCTCGCCATCCTTTCGACTGCTACCGTCTCCGGATCGGCTCCGCTGGAGTCTTGGACATCGTATTGGAGTCCGAGCGCTTTCTTGAGCGATGTCTCGTTCCCTCGTTCGTCGCAGCGCTTACAATGCCAAACGAAAGTCTTGAGGTTGACATATAAGTGATCCGGCTTTCCGCAAGAGGGGCAGTCCGAGACTCCCTCGTTCCCTCGTCGCTTGAACGGAAGTCCGTTTCTTCGGAAGAAGTCTTCCGGGTTGTCTTGTCTCATATTGCTCTCCTCCGACGTGCGATTGTCTGGAGAGCGACTCTTTCGACCTCCTCGTTCGCTCCATCATCGGGAGCGGAGAGCCAGCGCTCAAGACGCTCGGTCTTGAACGCGTGACTTGTGTCCGTATATCTGCCTTGAACGTGCCAGTCCGAGGACATCAATCCGTCGACGGCTTTCTTCAATTGATCGACCGAATATCCGTCCCGGATACGAGCTCGGACGATGCCGAGTCTTGCGCTTGTGTATTCGGTCCGCTCCGGTCTCCCGGTCTTCGTCCGCCAATACTCCAAGACGATCAAGACCTCCGCTTCGTCCGGAGTCGCTCGTCGGCTCTCCGGATCGGAAAGCTGGAACTCGTCTCCGTCCCAGGTAGGTTGACCGTCTTCCGGGAGAGCGGCGATCATCGCTTCGATGCCTCCGAACGGGTCCGGTTGATCGAAGACAATCTCGATCATCCGAGAGAGGTCAGACCGTCGGAATCGAACGGTTCTCGCTCCCTTGGCGAATCGAATCTTGGCAGCGAGCCAAACAACCCGAGCTCGGAGACGTGCAACGTTGACAGTTATTTCGTCCGTCCTCGTCATGTTGCAACCTATCAGAAAGGAGTGTCGTCCAGTTCGTCCGAGTGTCCGTCTCCGTCCAGCGGAGGGAGCATGGTCTCTCCGTATTCGTCCCGGAGACGCTGGAGGTCCGCTTTGTTGGGAGGAGCAAAGAACGCGGCTTCCGTCTTGTCCCGTCGCTCTCCCTTGTATTCTTCCGAGGTCGTCTTGACCGTGATTCGGACGATACGATCGAGGAGCGCTTCTTCGACCGCTGTCTTGTTTTGAGCGTCGAAGGGTTTGACCGATCCGCAAGCTCGGAGAAACCGGACGAATCGAGGGAGAGCTTTCTCGGACAGCCAAAAGCGGTTGAACTTGAGACTCCGTCCCTTTGTAGGGTTCGCAGGATCATGCACAGTGAACGTCACTTCAACAAACGCAGTTCCAGACTTGGAGTGATCCGGCCACGCTTCGGAAACGAAGACGAGATATTCTCCATCCGGGAGAGACTTCGGGGCGAGACGTGCATCCCATTTGTTATCGGCAGCGTTGATCAAGGTCATCGGGTTTCCTCGGTTAGAAAGGGAAAGGGAAAGGGAGAAGGGATCGAGCGGTTAGACTTGTCGACGTCGGGACGACTGGACCGAAGCGACTGGAGATTGAACCTCCGTCGGAACGACTGGAGAGGTCTTCTCGGGACTCGGAGCGGAGACGAAGTCGGACGAGTCGCAGTCCTCGGACGCAACCGGGAGATCGGGAAACGAGAATCGGAGGAGAGACCCGAGCGTCGTTTGTCCAGGTGTCCGAGTGTTTACCGTGACAGCAGGCCAACCGGGAGCGGGTTTCGTGATCGCGGTTGCGGTTGCGGAGCTCCAGCGGATGAGATGTTGGAGCGACTCTCCGCTCCGACGGACGGTCGCAAGTCCAACCGCGTTGAAATATTGGCCCATCGAGAACGGGAGCTTTTGTCCAGCGAGCATCGGGATCGTCGTCCGGACTTGTTGATCGTCGGTCCGGTCTTCGGCAAGGAACAAGAAGACCGTTGAGCAAGGGAGCGCTCGTTGTTGACTCCAGACCGCTTCGCAACCGGAGGTCAACTGGCCCCATTTCTCGATTGAGAGGTTGACCGCTCCCGAGTCGAAGTCCAGTCGGTCCCGAGACCCGGATTCAACTCCAGCGAGCTTGTTGATCGCGAGTCGCTGGAGGTCTGTGAACGAGTCAACGACGAGCGTTTGGAAGACGAAAGTCTGTCCCTCGATCGTCGCTTGAGAAGCCGGTTGACCGTCGATCTCGGTCGGTTGAGCGAGTTTGACCGCGTCGAAGACCTTTCGGAAGTCTTCCCAGCTTTCGACGAGAACGACCATCGCTTCCGGGTTGGCGGTCTGAATGGAGGCAAGACCTTGAGGTTCGGTCAAGACGATCAACGGTCTCGGAGACCTTGCGGCCCATTCCGTCTTTCCGGCGCCGCTTGCTCCGACGATTGCGATCTTGAGAATAGGTGCCCGCTTGTAACTGTCTTGAGCTCGTCCGATTCGCATCTCTGTCCTTTTGTGTTGGCAACGGTTGTTGCGTTGTGAGTTGTAAAGGAATCCTTGAAGACTCAAGTCGTCGTCTCCGATAGTTCCGAGTGTCCGTCCTTCGACAGATCGACAGCGAAGCCGATGACGTCCTCCGGAGACCAGGACAGACAGATCGACGCGTAGGAGCAAAGTCGGTTGTATTGCCAACAGAGAGACGGTTCTCGGACGAACGTCGATCCGTGACGATGGAGAGCTTCCGAGACGACCTCTCCGAGTCTGGGAGAGGTTCCAGCTTCCCGAATCTTCTCCGAGCTCTCCAGGATTGAATCCCTCCAAGCTCGCATCTTTGTTCCACTTGCGTAGAGCTCCCGTCCGAGTCGGTCGATTGATTCCTCGGAGAACAATTCGACCTCTCGTCTATACCAGAAACCGGACTCGTCCCGAGCTCTCAACGCTTCGTGTGTTTCTCCGTACCATTCACAGTCCGAGAGCTTTCCCGGTTGTCCAGTCAACAACGCTCCGAGGTCTTGAATCGCTCGGAGAAAGTTGTCCGCAGTCGTCCAGGGTAGACCGGCAGTCTTTGCGAGACGCTTTCCGTCCTTGAGGACTGGGAGCGCTTCCGGAGTCTTTGGAGGCTTCGACTGGACGAGGTCGAAGACGACTCCGTCGACGTCGATTCCGTTCTCTCGCAGCAGATAAGCGTATCCGACCGCTTGAGGAGACCGACGATTCTTCTCGATCCAATCTTGAGTCGAAGACGTCGTCTTGTGTTCGATGATGAAAAGCCGACCGTTGATCCGCGCAACCTTGTCGATCTTTCCCGAGTAGGAGATTCGATGGGCTCCTCGTTGTTTCCCAGTCGTCCGGATCCTTGCGGAGAGAGTCCGCTCGTTCTCGATCACGTCCAGCGGTTCGTCTTTCCAGCGTTCGTGATATCCGACGAGAAGCGTCTTCGCTGTCGCGACGTCTTTTGCTAACGATT